TGCAACATCAGACACATTTAATTGACCGCCGTTCATCAGCCCAGTAATAGTCTCAACCTGTTCAGTAGTGTAATTCCCTGTTGGTGGGATAGACTTCATTATTTCTTGGGCAGATTGGTTATTGATGTTTTCAATAGCCATGTTATCCATTGGCAAGCCTAAAGCCGCCGCAACATAATTAGGCGTCACGCCAAAATTCTGAGCGACTTCAGCAATTGACGTAGCACCCGATTGAACCAGATTTTTGACCTGATCTATTTCAGCTTGCGAGTAATCATTATCTACCGCAATGCCCGCTAAAGGGTTTATAGCCATTATTATCGCTCCTGCCCAGAGTTGAGGATTTTACTCATTTGCTCTGTGGTGACTAACTGAGAAGACTGAGCTGGAGCTGCACTACCTTTGCTACCGATAGGCGCACGTTTGCCTTGCTCTATTTCGTATTTACCGATGTTGTCGTAATGCCATTTAGCGTAAGACTGCAAGTCACGGTAGTTGGGGTTATTGGGGTCGCCTTCTCTAAACTGAGGCAACAATCTTTCATAATCAGCCGCTATATCAGGATTCTCATTAAGATAGGTTTGAATCTCATTTTGAGTAGTCGTGAAAGTATTCTTCATAGGCTCAATAGGCTGGAACTGCAAACCCTGTGGCTGTGTCAGACCAGATAACGCTGAGTAATCCATCTGCGGAGACATAGCCTGCAAAGTGCTGTAGTCCATGTCTTTACCAAGTATGGCGTTGCGCTGAAGCTGTAGGCCAGCCAAAAGCGCATTCTGGTTCATCATGCCGCCTTGGTTGATCATCTCAGCGGTAGGCTGGAATGTCTGACCAGCTAACCCAAGACCTTGACCTAAAGCCTGCTGACGCACCGCTTGGGCGTTTTGATAACCGACAGGAAGCTGTTGCATAGCCGCCTGAGCGTACTGCTGCGCCATCGCTTTGTCTGCTTGGTTCATCGCCTTAGCTTCTTCAGTCGCTTTGCGTTGCGCCCGATTAGTAGATGCAGAGCCTAATAAACTTGCCCCTCCACCGATCAACGCCGCTATGGTTACTGGATCCATACTTAAACCCTACTTAAATTTCGTTAATTTTAACACATTTATACCGCAATCCAGCCTTGAGACGTATCTCCTGCAATGGATGGCTGCATCTTCCTGTACTCTATAGAACCGCTAGAACCAGTGGCATCTATGTATAAACTGTACTGTCTAGCCTCTACCACACCCTCTGGCGACCCTGTACCGACAATAGGAATGCTTAAACTCGCATCCTGAGTGAATTGCCGAAATGGTTGCTCCATTGTTCCATTAGCCGAAACAATAGGCTGTGCAGCGTTGAGTCTTGGCCCTGTCATTTATCACCACCAATGACGTTAGCAGTCAGTTGAATAATCACTGGTTTCACCGCATCCGTTAAGGTGAATCTAAACACCTCAAACCTAGCCGCCCTGCCGTTCCTTCGCCAAATGGCTCTACGGGTATATTCACCGATCTTACCAATTGACCTAGCTATTGGGCCGCTCCAAGTCTTGCCGTCCTTACTTCGCTCTAGGACTATCTGTGGGTCAACCACTGCTTCATTGCCCACACCAGACTCAACAGTGAGTTCTAGTGAAGGAAAGAACACGGACTGCATATTGTTCTGGAAAGGCTGCGTAGCGACTCTTCTGACAATGGTATTACCGTATTCTGTATAAACGTCTGGGTCTAACTCACCGATACGACCGTCAATGATGTCGCCGCATAGAATCTTGTTGTAAGCCTTAACAATAGAACCCACCCTTAAAGCGCCTAACGAGCCTTCTAGGAAGGATTTACGCTCATGCCACCTCTGGCTTGTAGTGTCGTATACAAGCGTTGTAGAGGGCAGTGAGAAGCCTATAAAGTATGCTCCTTTGCTGGCGTATGCCCAAGAGTAAATGCCTGCGACCTGAGTATCTGACAGTTTAGATAAGAGCGAATCAATAGCCGTGGTGGAAACCTTAACTGTGCTGTTACCGTTCAACGCCCAG